GCCTTATCAACGGCAATCTCTCCCATTGTAATGAGAAGCATATACCAACCCATGTTATAATTGCTTCCATGATTCGTCCTCTTGGAAAGATTCCTCAATTCCCTATTAATAACTTCCCAGTGTCCATCAATCCAACGAACTATTTCATCATAAGGAACACCAAAGAATCTTTCCGCGTTAAGAGCATGGTAATCTTTTCCACTATTAACTACTTCAAGTAAGTTCTTATCTCCACTTAAGTATGCAACTCCTCGTGCTTCTGCTTGTTCACCATCAACTTCTCCCACCATAAATCCATCATCAGCAATATACATTTCTCGTATTTCTAAGGCTTTTTCAGGTTGATTTTGGATTTGGACTCCAGTCCAAGTAAAACCTTCCGAACATGATAATCTAGTTGTATCAGTGCCATCAGGATTGAGAGAGTAGAATAATCTCCCAGATTTGAGAAGATAAGTTTTTCTTTTAGAAGGCTTTGCGGTGACAGAATAATTTGGAGGTTTGATATATTTTGTAAGAATTCCACCAGTCTCACGAGTGGCAAGTATTTCGCTAGCAAATCGTGCATTGAGAGGATGACGTATGGAGAATGTTCTAAGACTTGATTCATCTGAACTACCGATATCTCCACTACCATAGAAGGCCATAAGTTTGACAACTTGTTGTGGACTTCTTGGATTAAATTCTGATCCAAACCATGTTCGGAGTCTAGCAATAGAAACTTCATAATCCTTGATGTATTTGGTGGCAAGTTCGGCTCTACGGTTTCCATCAACTTTCCATCCTTCTAAGTTACAAACAAGACAAGGAATCCAAATTGGGAATTTTATTAAGTAGTTCGTCCATGCCCAATCGGGAAGATTCTTAAGGAGATATAACCAAGATACCATGGTAGCCCAACCATCCCTTGCATTGTATTCAAACAACTTATTCTTACCTCCTTCATGAGCAAGGTCTTTCCAATAGAATGAGTTATGAACGCAGAATGCTGTGATAAAATCAAGGCGTTTGGGGAGTTCACAATACCACGAATGGAATAAAGATTGCGTATCCCAAAAGTATCCCCAGTTGGGCGAAGCGTAACAAATAAGATGCGCGTTATCATATAATCCATTCTGAAATATCTTCGGAACTTTAAGTTCATTGAATTTCCGCATCCAATAAAGCCAATAAGTTTGATGTTCTTCCTCAGCTTCAAGAATGGGAATAACCACTGTATGAATATTCCCATCTTCCCAAAGTCCAGTATAACAAATACATCGAATTGCGGTATTAAGTTCTTCCGCTGGGTATTCAAAACTCTTAGTTTCAATATCCTCGGCGATGCATAGTGCTCGCTGGAAAAGTTCATACCAACGATCTACTGTTTCTGGAGTAAGAAGTTCCCAAGAGAACTCAGGAGTTAAATCCCATTCTTCGGGGGAAATGATTTTACTGATGAATCTTTTAGCAAGGAACCGTCCATAAGGAACAGTGTAAAACTGCTTAAGTCGATTAAGGAAGAGGTAGGTAATACCTCCACGCTCATAGATACTTCCTGCCCAATTATCAATATTTTGATGGGTTTGTGATTGTATGACTTTATTAAGGACGGAAGTGCTTGTTGAAATAATGTATTTAATTTTTTGAGATTTAGCATAAAGTTCTACCTCTGCAATTGTATCTGGTTCTTGATCAATAGCAAAGGCTTTCCTCCCTTGAAGTAATGGTTTGATAAGATGAAGGTAATTCATATCCTCTGGAGTTACCATCAAGAGGATAGGAGAAGTATCTCTCATACTATAATATCCTTTTCCATTCCATCCAACGATATTTTTTATTTCCTGTTTCTACATAGTGATAGAAATGCCAATTCTCAAATTTCCAATTTTCTATGACAATCACAAAATGTTTGTGGATTGTCATTTACAAATTACCTTCCCAACTTGGGCAAGAATCATAAGTGGAAGTGCAACAAGAGCTGTTGCAGAAATAGCAGTAGCTGCAATCATTGCTGAGCCTATCATTGCATCGTAAAGTCCAGTAAGAATTTTTTCTCTCATTTGCTATTTACTCCTTGTGGATTAAGTAATCCAAAATACCCAGTTCTCACATTTTGGATAATCATACTTATAAGATAACTTAAATTATGCACAGATTCTGATGGATGCATATATGCAATATCTGATGTTTCAAAAATGAAAATTTCCTCATTTGATTATCTGGAATGTGCATTTTGGTTTCCTTTTAAGTTAATACCATTGTGCTTGTTTCCGTGCTTCATCCATTGGAATTCCTATCTTTCTTAATTTATTGAACAATTTCCTTCTTGGACTTTTCCTTCGTTTCTCATTAATTTGTTCCCAATTCTTACACTTCTCTTTATATTTTTCTAATTTTGATAACATTGCCGCATATTCTCTGTAGTGCTTAGGTCTTTTTCTTCGTCTTGCTCGTGCTTGTCTTGTTCGTTTTTCACAAGTTAGACGTAACCAAACTCCTTTTGGATTATGTTTTTTAGATATTTTACCACGAACAAGTATAATTCGTTCTCCTGTTTGTTCATGAATAGTCGAAATATGTTTATATTTAATCATTTTTTAAAGACGATAAAAAGTAGTAGAGAGCAGATTGCTCCACTCCCTACTACATTAGTCTCTATTTATTAAGCAACAACTACCATATCTCGTGTTTGAGGATAAATCTTTGTCTTATCTTTCCTGTCAACACGATTCTGAATGATACCCTTAACTTGGAGTCCTTCCATCTTCTCAAGAATTTCAAGAAGATTAGTAGTTCCAAGATGAGCACCAAATCCACCATACTTAGCTTTCAAAACAGAAGTAGTTTGTTCAACCCTTTCTGGGTCATCAAACCAAAAAGCCTCGGAGAATTTATCTCCAGCTTTAACTCTTTCTTCTTCTTCATACTCATCCGGTTCATTGAGTTCGATTGTATCAACGATAACATACTCAGTAACAATTGCTGCTTTCTCGTTGATGTCTTTTTGTTTGCAACTCTCAATGACAAACGTATAAACTCCCGGAGGGGGTGTTTTGAATACTGGTAGATCAGGAATATCATCCAAATTACGTCCTACCAGTTGTGCTAGTGCTCCAAATTTACTCTGAGTTGGCTCAGCCATTTCAATTACTCCATATCAAGTTAAAGAAAAACACACAATTGCTGAATACTACATACAACTATTTAGACTCAGCGGGCCTAAATGCTTTTTAAAATTCGTTCTATACAAGCAGCATAACCAGCAATATCAACTATTGTATCTTCATGGTCTTGAGCAGTTGCACCACGAGCTATTTTCTGGAGAATATTAAGATACGCTACGTCAATATTGTTGATACGAAATTCAGGATCACCTGCTAAATTTGTAAATACAGTAGGACGAACTTTAATTGCCTCGAAGTAAGCATTAAAGAGATTTGCTATGTTATTAAAATTATCTGCGGGATGACGATAAACTTTATTCCGTGGCCCGTAAACAAGTCCCTTAGCTGTATCAAGAATTGTTTGACGTGAAGGAGCTTCATTTGCTGTTTTTAATGTATTTGTGGGTTTATTTACATCAAGTTTAGCTTGTGCATTTGATTCACGAGTATGTAATACAGCATTAACTATTTCAACAATTCTATCATGTTCAATAGCTGCTTTCTGAATGTCCTTAATTGCTTTATCTAAACTATTTTTTGATTGTTTGCGTTTCATATTGGTAATACTCCTTTTGGTTGAGGTGCTATGGTTTTACGTTCACTTGGATGTTTCCAACCTTCTCTTAGATACCACTCGTTATAGCTTCCTTTTAGTAATGTTTTTGCTTCTTTTGGATTAAAAATATGCAACAAACTAGGTGTTTCCTCTTTCTCTAAAATCACATTTGTTCGACTCTTAGCTTGAATTCTATTACTTCCAGTTGTTTGTGTTTGATATTTAATTTGATTATTGATTTTCTCACAATGAACAACTGTTCCATAAAATTTTGCATAACTTCTGCTTGAAGCATCACTACCACTTACAGGAACAATTATTTTACTTGTTTTATCTTCTTTTTCAGCAACAGTTTCATGACTTATTGTAACAAACTTACATTTTAAATCTTTCATGTAATTTCCAAACTTATCCATTACATTTTTCATACTTCCCCAGTAAGCAAATACTTCATCTCCTTCACCACGCCAAAAATCATCAGTGTCTTTACCAAGTGCTGATTTATTTATTTTATAATGAACTTGAGATAATGCTGAAGCAACAAATTGAGTTTGTGAATCCATTACTGCTATCCAATTTCCGGGTAGTGCATTAAGAGCAATAGTTGCAAATTTTGATTCACTATTTTGTTTACAAATTATGCAATCAACAGCACCATGTTCTCTGCAAATAACTACTTGTCGGCCCGTGATTACTTTAAGCATAGTATGAACCATGAAAGGTGTCATGGTATTATCAAGTAGTTTAATTATTCGTATCCGCCGGATAAGTTCAGGAGGGAGATTATTGATTACTGCGGTAAGTCCTTTATCTCCATCAAACCATAAAAGATTATAAAATTCAGAAAGAAGTGCAGCTAGAACTGTTTTCCCAGTTCCGGGATCACCATAAAGTATTGTATGTTCAACTTCATCATCTTTACTTTCTTCAAGAGTAGGAACTTCAAGAAGGAAACTTTCAAGTTCTTCTTTGGAAAATACTTTAGGTGGAAGTGGTTTAGGTATTACTGGTTTGGGAGTAAGAGCAGCTTTTGCTTTAGCATCATCTAGTATTTTCTGAACTGCTGGGTTTGGATGGTCAGCCATATTAAATAAGTTCCTTTTGAGTATCTATAATTTCTTGTAAGGTAAACTTAAAATCAAATTCATGTTTATCAATTTCTTCAGCACTTACGTAATCAAATTCACCTGATTCATTAAAGTTCTCGAATCCAAGATCACAAATGTCAAAGAATTTACACGGACGATAGAAAGCAAAGCAGGAATCTCCACGCTTTGGCCAGAATCCAGTTTTCTTACAAAGTTCAATTCGCTGATAATCGAATAGAATCGTATTAAGCCATGCTGCTCTATTGCTACGACTCTTTGTAAAGAGAAATTTGTCAAATTGTTCCTTACTTGTAGAAAACACTAAATAAAATACCTCAAACGTAGCACTCTTAGCTGCATCCTTAGCTATTGAATCTACAATTACTGAATAACCAACAGCTTGATTGGAATTCTTATACATTGCATCATGCACTACTTTGGAAATAGTTGTCTTATTTTCAAGAACACGATACATATTAAGAATTGGATGGAATAATACTGCATCCACATGGCCTACATAATAGTAACCATTTCCAAGATCAATGCAAAAACTAAGTTCAATAGCTGGTTTATTATTGAACCATGCTAATTCCCAGCCCTCTAGGAGATTTTCCTTAATCCAGAGGAATTTATCAATAGCTATTGTAGCATCAACAAAAGTCTTAGCATAACCTTTGGGATGAATAGCATCAAGTGGCATATCCCATGACATAAACATATCAAAGAATATTTCTTGTTTATTTTTACCAAGAATACCACTTTGAATACCAGTTTCCATAGCTTTGCCAAATGCAAAGTCCATGTTTGTTTCAAACTTAAATCCTTCAATTAATTCACTTGCAGCATGTCTTGAGAGTTCTAATTTTGAGAGAGCAAAAAAGCGTTCACACTTGTTTAAATTCTCAAAAGTAGAAAATGAAGAAATGTTAATACCCCGCATAAGTGAGCGGTAACGATCTTGTTTACGTTGCTTTGCTTCAGTAGTATTGAAGATACCAGAAGCTATGCTCTGGCCTTGAAGGACAGAAGTAAGAGCACCGAACTTGGACTTTATCATAAACTATTAAAGTCCGATTTTTTAAATCTTCTCGCACGAATACCAGCTAGTTTATCACTAGCAGCTTTAGCTATTGATTCAATATCTTGAGGTGCAAATACTGGTAATATTTCTTCTTTTTCTATTTCTTTAACTTTATACCATATTCCTTCTGGATTACAACTATTAATATCTAAGTCTCTTGCTTTATAACAGGAATCAAATCTAAGTATTTTATCACCAGTTACTAAATCAATTCCTACTTGATTTTCAGGAGCAAAACATTTATATTTAGTTGCATCATAATTATGATTAGTTGCTATATATTTACAATTTTTACATAGTTTAAGTTCATCTTGTTCAGAGGTTGGCAAGATCGTTGTCATTAAGCTTCTTCCTTCTGCCTGATACTGTCTTAGCTTCTTTTTGTATCAAAGCATATTGTTTGTGAAGTTCATGAGTTCTGTGAAGAAGAGCTATATCATCATCATCTAAGAGATGAACAAGTTCTTCGTGTTGAAGTAAATTCTTATGAATGTCAGCAAGAGCAACTGGAAGATCAGGAGTTTTAAGAATTAGTTGATCTTGTATTTGCAACATTCGTGCTTTAAGCTGTTGAACTTCTAATGGTTGTTGATCTGTTTGGAGTTCTCGGATACTCATATTTTACTTACTTCCATTAGTTTTCCAATTCCTTTAAGTTTCCACCCTTTACTTTTACAACCCCAACAAATATATCTAAAAGCATCAAGACTTACTTTATAAGTAGGAGTGCAAGAATAGTTTTTGCAGCCAGTATTACCTAAGTAATTTGTTGCACAAACAATATTTAAATGATTATCAAAAGGAACATAAAGATTAAGTGTTTTTGTTAATTCTCTATGTTGTTTTATTAGATCATGCAATTCTTGTTGAAGATCAATGCTTTCTGGAGGTGTCATTGAGTTCATCCAATGATGGGAATAATGGTTTACCAATTTCTTCTTCACTTCGCTTAAATCCTAAGTAAAGATCAGAAGCTTGTTTAGCTGCTATTTCCATTACTTTACTACCAGTAATAATTGTTCTACTTCTTTTATTAAGAGCATCAAGTAAATCTGCATATCCAAGTTCCATTGGAGTATCTTTCTTAACAGATGTTCCAAGAACAATATTAAGAAAATCAATAGCAGAACCATCTGTCATTTTAACTTGAGCAAGATGCATAGCTTCAACTAAATCAGGATGCTCTTTATAAAGCTTAGAGACAAAATGGAAATAAACATCAGGATACTCTATCGCAACGAACTTACCGAAACGATAAAGTTTACTGAAGTTTGTCATT